CGCACGCCATCGCACCCGAGGTCGACAAGCGCACGAAGGAAGGCAAGGCCGAGTGGGCCGAGTTCGTCACCGCTAACGAAGGCAAGGCCATCCTGACCGCCGAAGAGGGTGCCCTCGTCGACGCCGTTGCCAACTCCGCCGCTGTCTGCATGAAGAACAACGGCATCGTCCTCTCGAAGACCGAGGTCATGTTTACCGCCTTCATCGGCGACACCCTGGTCAAGTGTGCCATCGACGGCATTTCCGACGACGGCTACATCTACGATCTGAAGACCTGCGAGGATGCCAGCCCGCACGGCTTCCTCCAGTCCGTCCGCAAATACAAGTATGCCCTCCAGGCTTACTTCTACCGGCACGCCGTCGAGTCCGCCTACAAGTGCCGCGTCCTTGGCTTCCGCTTCATCGCCGTCGAGAAGGAGCCGCCCTACGCCCACGCGGTCTACGAGCTGGGGCCGGAACTGATGACCGGCGCCGCCTTCGACTTCGAGCGCGCGCTGGCCCTGTACAAGGATTGCACCGCCTCGGGCAACTGGCCCGGCTACCAGACCGAGATCACCACCATCGACATCGCCGCCAAGCCCAGCGCCGCAACTAACATCAACTTTGCCTAATACCATGACCACCGAAAACGACCGCCCCCCGCTCACGTCCATCAGCACGAACGGCACCTACAAGCTGAAACTCATCAAACCCAAGTTCGAGAAGGTCAAACAGTGGGAGGACGGCACCTCGTCCGCCCGCCTGTTCTTCGTCGACGACAAGGGCTTCTGCCTCTCCAAGAACTTCTCCAGCAAGTACGGCAAGGCGCTCGCCATGCTCGTCGGCAAGTTCTCCGGCAAGTATACCAATGAGATCAGGCTCGACGCGACCCCTGCCGAGTACCTGGAATACATCGGCCCGGCCTGCGGTCAGACCATCCTCGTCGGCGTCGAGGTCGAACCGAACGGCGAGTGGCAGGGTAAGCCCCAGTACAAGTACAAGATGACCTACCCCAAGGGCAGTCAGAAGCCGACGGTCCCTGACGCGCTGCCCCCCGAAGGCGTTCCCTTCTAACGCCCGTGACCGACGCACCCACGCCGATGGCCGCCCCGACGCTCGTCCTGATCGCAGGCTACGCCAGGGCGGGCAAGGACACGCTCGCCTCCGGCATCCTCGAGTGGTCCCAGCGACCCGCCGAGCACATCAACTTCGCCGACGCCCTCAAGGAGGCCGCGAACCACTACATGGATTACCTCGGCCTTGATGGGGACTTCTTCAAGGAGGACTTCAAGGTGGATAACCGCGACTTCCTCGTCCACGCGGGCAAGTTCGCACGGCGCATGGATCGGGACGTCTTCGCCCGCCACTTCGCCAACTGGTGCCCGGTGATGAAGCATCACGACCAACCCTCCCCCGAGACGGTCGTGTGCTCCGACTGGCGCTACGTCAACGAGCTGCGGGTCTGTCAGGACGTCCTCTGGGAGAAGGGCTGGAAGGTCCGCACCATCTACGTCGCCACCGCCGGCGTCGGCCCGGCTAATGACGAAGAGCTCGACAGCATCGCCGAGATACGTGCGTCCCACCTGTTCGACCAGGAGTATATCTTCAGGCCGTCCTCGCGTAACGCGATCATGACCGAAGGCCGCAACCTCGCCCGCTCATGGAAACTATGAACCCCGAGACGCTGCGCTGGGCGAACAAGGTCGGCCTATCTCCCGACCGAGTGGCCTTCCTGCTGGCTTGCCCGAAGTATACCCGCACCGGGCGTAACGACAAGCCCGCCTATATCAAGGCCGAGAACCCTAACCACCACCTGCAGAAACTCGGCGACTGCTATTGGTTCCGCCTGCGTCGCCGCGGCAAGGACATCGTCGAGAACATCGCCAGCGACCTCGAGACCGCCCGCAAGCGCCGTGACGAGATGCTCGCGGCCTTCGACGCGGGCAAGCCCATCCCTTACATCAACGTCCGCTAATGAGCACGCCCACCCGCTTCGTCGCCTTCGGCGATAACCACGGCGACATGGCCGACGAGAACGCCGTCGAAGCCCTCGTCGAGTTCATCAAGGACTACAAGCCGACCGTCCGCGTCCACCTCGGCGACTGCTTCGACTTCCGATCCCTGCGCCGTGGGGCTGGTCAGGATGCCGAAGGCGCCGAGTCCCTCATCTCCGACATCGAGGCCGGTGAAGCCTTCCTCGAGCGCACCAAGCCCACCGTCTACCTGATGGGCAATCACGAGCACCGCGCCCAAGCCCTCCAGCATACCTCCGGCTCCGCCCTGGTCCGTGACTACTGCGCCGACCTCGAAGCCCGCATCAAGACCGCCGCGAAGAGCTGCGGAGCCAAGACCATCCTCCCCTACCACGCTGAGAAGGGTGTCTATCGCCTAGGTCAGGTCGCCTTCATCCATGGCTACGCCCACGGCCTCAACGCCACCGCCGAGCAGGGTAAACACTACGCCGACCGCGGCGGCGCCCTGATCCACGGACACACGCACACGCTCGCTCAGGTTAACTTGACCAAGGCCGAAGGAGGCGCCGCGTTCTCCGCTGGCTGTCTCTGCCAGAAGGACGCCATGGCCTACGCGTCGCACAGACTCGCCACCTCCCGCTGGGGCTCAGGCTTCGCCGCCGGCTGGGTCGACGGCAAGGACTGGAAGGTCTGGCTCGTCCACCGCGTCGGCTCCCGCTGGGTCTGGACAACCGACCTCAAGGTCTTCACCCCGAAGGCCCGATGAAGCGCTTCGACGCCCACGCCCTCGTCGCCGCCCTGGTCAGCGAACCCAAGGACGCCCCCGAAGGCTGGCTCAAGACCGTCGAGGTCACCCGCCTCTTAGGTTATCGGACCCGGGCAGGAGTCGCCCTGCCTATCGCCCGCATCGTCAAGGCAGGCTTCGCCCAAGAGCGACGCATCACCCGCAGCCGACTTGCGTACAAGCTGAGCCCTCGCTTCAAGACCTGGGCACAGGCGCACGAAGCCGCCATCGCCCTTGAAGCCTTCAAGGCGCCCGCCGGATGGGTCAACCTCTCCGACTACGCCCGCAAGCACCGACGCACCGTCCGCGGCATCCAATACCGCATCGACGCCTCCCTGATCCCTGTGCGCATCTTCCGCACCCCTCGCCCGGTACCGCACTATCGCAAGTCCGACCTCGACCGCATCCTACGCAAAGCATCTTGACCACGGGCACCCACGCCCACAAACCCCAACCCTCTCTTCCATGACTCCCCCGAACAACGTTCAGGCGGAACGCCACTTACTCGGCGCAATCCTCCGCGACAACATCCCATTCCCGACCAACCTGAAGCCATCGGACTTCTTCGAGCCGAAGCATCAGGACGTGGCCGCTGCCATTCTCTTCCTGCAGGCTGACGGTAAGTCCGCTGATGAGGCAACCGTGCCCGCCTACCTTCACTCCGCAGGCTCGACAGTCGATTACCCATTTATCAACGACCTGACGGCCTACGCTGGTTTCAGAGAATTACGCCAAGAGCACGTCGACATGATCGCCGACGCGGCCTTCATGCGTGAGGCTTCCCTGATTTCCGCAAAGGCCACCGACCCCGACCTTCTGATCGAGCATTATGCCCGCCTAGCAGATAAGCGCAAGAGCCTGAGCGTCCGCCAAGGTGCGCAGCGCATGCCCATCGACGAGCTGATGAAGTTCGACCGCAAGGCCGACCCGACCAACGTGCTAGGCAATCGCTGGCTATGCAAGGGCGGCTCTTTGGTCATGGCAGGGCAGGCTGGCACCGGCAAGTCCGCCCTGATGATGCAGGCCGCCATCAATTGGACGCTCGGTCAGGACTTCTTCGGCATCAAGACCAACGACGGCATGAAGATGCGCACGCTCGTGATCCAAGCCGAGAACGATGCCGGAGACGTGGCCGAGAGCATGCAGGACCAGATTAACGGACTGTACCTGGACGAAGACCAAAGGGCTGAACTAAAGGACCGCATGTTCATCTACCGCGAGAGCGTCGCAACGGGCAAGGAGTTCGGAGACGTGCTGCGCAAGCTAGTCATCCAGCATCAGGCCACGATCTGCTTCGTCGACCCTCTCATGGCGTTTGTTGGCGCTGACATCTCCGAGACCGCCGAGGCCGCCAAGTTCCTGCGCCACATCATCCAGCCCATCCTCAACGAGACGGGCGTCATCATCGTCTTCATGCACCACACCGGGAAGCCGAAGTCATCCAAGGACAAGGAGGGCCAGACCATGGCCGACCTAGCATATCAACTTTTTGGGAGTTCCGAGGTCACTAACTGGGCACGCGAAATAGCCTGCCTTCAACGATGCCCAGGGGATGAGCCGATCTACCGCCTAGGTCTGACCAAGCGCCGTAGCCGTGCCGGTATGACCGACGGCATCAGCCCTTCCCCTGTCGGCGAGATTTACATTCGCCACTCCCCTAAGCGCGGGGAAATCCGCTGGGTCAGGTCTGGGCCTCCCATGCCCACGGACGGAGAAGGCTATTAGACCCCCTTGGCTGGCCCGCCAATGCCCCTTTGGAGGGGTGATGGCTACCACCCCCGCCTCAACCCACCCAACCCACCTTAAATAGGCCGCAAGGCCAATGTTAAATCCCTTATACAAAACCGATGACAAAACCGATGACAAATCTATGTCTCTACTGCAGTCCATGTATGCTACATGGACATGCAAGTAGAGAGGGAGGAAGGGATACGGCTCGCCTTGACGGCGGCCTACCCCCCTCCCCTCGAGATACAAAAGGCATCTGACGAACATGGCCTACTACCGCAAGAAACGCACCCCTGCCCAAGAGGAGGCTGACCGGCTCCGCAAACAGATTGCCCGGACTAAGCGCGTCAACGTCCTCAAGGAGTACCAGGCACAATGGGACAATCCTCAGACCAAGCCCTTCATGCTGGCCCGATCTGCATCAGGCCGGAGAAGCATAGCCGAACATCAGGCCATCCTTGAGCAAGCCGTGCATCGCTTCCTTCAGCGTCAGCCTGACAGCCTGACCAAGGTACGCTGGCTCGACGTATTTTGCCGAGGCTATGACCAGATCATGGAGAATGCCCGGATGGTCAGCCCAGGCTCACGGCCTAAGCTGCGGGCCAAGGATGAGGCCAACCTGTTCCGCACCTTTGTCCGCAAAGGATACTTACGACTCGATGCAGAGACAGGGCTTTGGAACAACACATGCAGGCTCATGTGATTTGCTTATTCACCTAGGCAATATCCTTGCTCACATTGCCAGCGTGACACGCGCTAGGCTCAACGACCTGACGGCTCCGGCTAAGGAGGCCAAGTCGTTTGATGCTTGGTTCTTCGCCCAGCCGAAGAAGCTCCAGGAGAAGATGCGCGAGAACGGCGTACTACCTTACGCTGAGATGGCGCAACCTCGGCACGTCTTCAACATCGACGCCAATCATCCTGACTGGGCGTTCAACCCTACTGACCTCGGCAGACGCGAGGAGGTCGACGCGTTTATCTCACGCGATCATGTCGGCGTCATGCTCAAGGGCTTCATGGATGCGCTGGCCTGCACGGACAACTTCGCCTTCCGTCGTCACGTCGAGCTCATCCGTTGGGCGCTCAGTCTGCCCGGCTGTCTGTCGTCGCGCCTCATCGGGAAGATGTATGGTCGCTCTCACTTCTGGATGCGTGCCAGGGCGAAGGAAATCCAGCGCACGGTAAACTCTGACGCGTGCGGATTATTTCCTC